CAATTCCGCCCAGCACGCTGACACAGAAAGTACTCAATTCTATAATATTGAAGGATGTTAAAGTCATAATATAATATATATATAATATATATATTATATAATGGATGAACCTTTTGATTTAAATATCTATCCGATAAGACCTAATGAAAAAAAGAACCCGTTAAAGAAAAAAATACACCCTAACTTAATGAATATAGAAAATGGATGTCTTTGTCTTTGTGTAGCACCAGTTCGTTCGGGCAAAAGTTCTTTAATTTCAAATCTTCTATTATCAAAAAACTTTTATAAAGATGCATTTGATTATGTCGTTATTATTTCTAATACTGCATTTAATGATGATACAAGTCGCTTCTTAGTAGAAAAATATAAAGGGTCTGTCTATGATAGATACGATGATAAAATTATACAAGACATTATCACATATCAAGAAAGCTTTACAGACAAAAGAGAACAGAAACGCTTTGCTTTAATTTTAGATGATTTTATTGGCATCAAATCCAGTTCTTTAATTTGGAAACTTTGTAGTAGATATAGACATTATAACTGCGGGATGCTTTTTATGGCATCACAGAATTTCAAATCCTTACCACCAATCGCCAGAAATAATGCGAGTCATTATTTACTTGGTAATATTACTAATATGAAAGAAATGGAAAAACTATCAGATGAACTAAGCGATTCTTTTGGCGGTGATAAATCATTTAGATCATTAATGAACGAAGTTCATGGAACTGAGAAATATCAATGGACTTACGCAGACTTAACCCACAATCCCCCTAAACTCTACAAGAATTTTGATAATCTTCTTTATCAGGGTGGTAAGAAAGGGGCGTATCTTGAAATTGATGAAGATAATAATATTAATAATAAAAATAAGATGAAAAGACAAAAAGATGAAAATACTGAAAGTAGTGATGAATAATAAAAAAATAATTTGAAAATATAAAATATGAAAATAGGATTCTACTTTCATATTTTTCGTCTTCTTATCTTTTAATCTTTTTTATATAAAAATTAAATCTTTCTCCAAGTTCATTTTATAACAATAATATTGAGTACCGAATGGTGGTGTATATCCTTTTTTAGGATGAGTTAAATGTGTAAATGTTGTCCTTGTAAAAGGAATTATTACTTGAAGATGATCTTTAAACAATCTTTGAAACCATTTCATTAGTATTATTTTGCTGAAACCAATAAGAATAAAGGGTCTATCAAGCATTTTTAATCTCGTGCAAACTTCTTTAAATTTGGAAAACGGCGGATTATCTAATATAGTTGTATTGGGATAATCATTTTTAAAAAAGTCTTCATCTTTATGAATAACATCTTTATAACCCAATTCATTAAGATATTGTTTTTGTTTTCCATCACAATAGAAAGGACACCAAATTTTAGTATCCTTTGGTATATATTGCTGTATGCTCTCCCAACCAATTTTGTCTGTCGCATAATTATCACTATCTTTATCACAAGTAAAAGACATTATATATTATATTAATATGTTTTAAAATGCTATATATAGCTCAGCAAGATATTTTTTATCTTTTAATCTTTCAACCAAGTAATATCTCTATCTATATTTATTTTCCAGCAGTAATAGAAGCAGTCAAAATTACAATGACTTTTTTCATTAATATTTACGCCATCAATCATTTTAATAAACTGTATTCTTTTTCTTGGTATAATAACTTGCAGAGGGTCTTTACTCTCAGAAAATAATTGTCTTATATATTGTGTATTAATCATTGATGAAGGACATATAATTATAAACGGTTTATTTAATTCTTTTAATCGTGTGAATATTTCTTTCTTTAAACTAAATGGAGGATTACTCACTATTATCTCTCCACGATCATTTTCAAAGAAGTCTATTTTTTCGTGTATAACATCAAACCCTAATTTAGTAAGGTAATTACCGCTTGAACCATCTCCATAGAATGCCTCCCATATTTTTTTATCCTTTGGAATGATATGCTTAATATTATCCCATGCACTATCAGGGGTCATATAATCATCATGCTTTATAAAAGTCTTTGTCTGAAATCCAGCCATATTTTATATATTATATTAATATATATTAAAATGCTATATATAGCACGGATGGATATATAGATATAACTCTTTAAGTGCTTAAAAAAGCATATACTTATATATAAATATAACTATAAAAGTGCTTAAAGAGGCATATAATATTAATATTATATTCTTTATATAGCATTTTAATAGTTATATTATAACTACTTAAAGAACAAAAACGGCATAAAGGGAGTTATATAGATATATGGTATATAAAGCATTTTAATATATATATATACAATATATGAACCATTGTATTTTAGTCGCTAAAAATCTGTTCGGTATAGAATATTTAATGAACCTTAAAAAATTATACAAATACTTACACCAAGAAGATCTAATTGTATTTGATAAATCCAGAGCCATTTATCCTCGACTTAAAATGTCTGATAAGAGAGGCGAAGCTGGGTTTAAGGAATTGAAAAAACTATTACCAGCAAAATATGCAGATAATCTTATTATACAAACTGCTTCAATTCCAGAGGGTGTGTTTGATGACGCATTTGATAAAATAGAACCAAATTATCCATGTTTATCACCATCTCCGATATGGTTGAATAATACAAAAGATGTTGATTGTATCAAGTATATTAAAGTTAGTCAAGAGAGAAATGCTTGGATAAATAACCATATATTAAATTATTATAATCAATCAAAAACAGTTAATACTAATTATGACGAAAAGAAGATTACATCAATAAAGAGTATGATTGATTTTTATACATTAACCGAAGAAGAGAAAATGAATATAGTAAAATATATATTAAATAAATAGGTGTTGTCGTTTATTTAGGAGTTTTTTTTATCTTAACATATTATAAAATAAATGTATTGTATTTATAAATTACACAATCCTCAGTTTGAAAAATTTTATATTGGTTCTACTGCTAATTTAAATAAAAGACTTTCAAGTCATAAGAAAGATTGTAAGAGCAAACATAAAAAGTTTGTAAATCGTCCTTTGTATAAATACATTAATGAGAATGGTGGTTGGGATAATGGTTGGAAAATGGAAATACTTGAATTTACAGAAAATTTTAGATTTGAGAAAGAACAATTATATATAGATAAATATGGTATAGATAATTTATTGAATGTATGTAAATCAACTTGGTTAGATAAAAATGCACAGAAAGAACACATTAGAGAACATCGTAGAAAATATATGAAAGAACATTACAATAAATTAACTTACGATTGTCCTTGTGGTAAAACTGGACTATCTTTAAAAAATAAACACGCTCATATAAAAACAATCCAACATTTAAATAAGATTAAGGAAATTGAAAATAATAATAATGTACCAATATGTTGTAATGAATTAACTAATATTTTTTCATCACCAAATATAGAAGTTGAAGTAATCTATGATTCTGGTGGGAATGATGTGAGCGATCTAGTAGCGTTAATCTGTTCCTCTAATTAATTTACTTTAAATACTCTATTTTTTATTTATTTTAGATAAATAAAAAATTGATTAAAAAAAATACTTAAAAATAAAATCTATACATAATACATATAGAATGAGTAGAAATGAATTTACAGACAAAGTTTCAATTTCGGGATGTGCTTTTATTGCATCCCTTACTGTTGATGAACTAACTAAGAAATTTTCATTTAATCCAGATGACATTATGCTTGATAAGGTTTGGACGAAAGAAACTTATTACAAATGTGTTATTAAATTTTGTAAGAAATGTTTTTCAGAACGGAAAGAAGGATTTGATTATATCACTATTCCACAGAAATATAAATACTCACAAGGTAAATCATCTGGTCGTATTTATGTTGATGGATTTGGTATTCAATCTTTACAAGCTGATATTAGAAAAATTATTACTGGCGATTATTATAAAGACATTGATATTAAAAATTGTCATTGGAATGTTTTACTTGGTATGATACAGCAGTACAATACAACTTATTTAGATGATGAAATTTCATACGAACATATCAATAAATATTGTAAAAATCGTGAAGAGGTTTTAAAAAAAACTAAATCAACAAAATTAGATTTACTTGTTCTTTTGAATATTGATAATTTTAAAACAAAAGACAAATTCTTACGAAAATTACACGCTGAAAAAATGGAAGCATTTAATACATTCTTAGAAAATGATGACTACATTGAATTATACGGAGAAGACGAAATTTCAACTACAAATGAAAAAAACCCAGTATCTTCGCAAGTTAATAAAATGTTCTGTATTAATGAAAATGCTTTTATTCAAGAAGCAATTAAAGACGAACATGATTTAATTGTCCCTATGTTTGATGGGTTTATGTTTGATGCAACAATTGATGATCCATATAAATATGAACTAATTGATGTTTGTCCGAAAGAAAGCCCTATTCAATGGGCTTATAAATCTAATATATCAACCGATGAAGATTATTTACATTTTAAAAAAACATTTAATCCAAATGACGAAAAATATCTTAACTCCGATATGATGTCAAAAATCATAACTGCTATTGATAATAATGAAATTATTGATGGTGGAGTTCTTGATAATGTTATTAACTGGTTATATAAACTTTGCGGTGAAGATATTATCTATTATGATAATTTGTATTATGTTTATAAAAATGGTATTTACAAAAAAGATATTGCCGAAGCAAGTTGTTATGAATTAGAACAAATTCTTAAAAATAAAATTGTTCCACTTATTCACGAAAAATATAATAGCGTTGCTAAATTGTTTAAAACTTTTAAGATGCCAGAAGATGAAGACAAACAAGCTGAAGCAAAAGCAGAAAAAAATAAATTGAAATTTGAAATGCAAGATTGGAAAGAACTTTTAACTTGTATTAGTTCAATCCGTAGAACACAACAAACGCTCGGTAAATATGTATCCAGATCTAAAAATGAAAATAAAGACTTCTTTAATAAAATCGATAGTAAAGATGAATTAATTGCTTTTAATAATGGTGTATGGGATTTATATAAAGGCGAGTTTCGTTCATTAGAAAAAACAGATTTTATTTCAACAACAACTGAATATGATTATGTAGAACCATCTGAATCACTTATGAAAGAATTTGAAGAACTATATCTTAATAAAGTATTTCCAACTATTGAAATTAGAACACATTTCTTAAAAAGTTTGTGTTCCTCTCTTGATGGTAATAAAAGAAGACATAAATTTTCTATCTGGTCTAACTTTGGTAGAAATGGTAAATCTCTAACGATGGATTTATTAAGTAAGATGCTCGGTTCTTATTATGGTGTGATGAATAGTTCAGTCTTACAAGGATCTAAAAATGAGGGTGGCTCTGCATCTCCGCAATATGAAGTATTAAAAACATGTAGAATTGTTAGTATGAATGAACCAGAAGTATCTAAAAAATTAAATAGTAATTTAATTAAAGAATTATCTGGCGGTGATAAAATTTCAATGCGTCGTTTGTACTCTGGCGTTATGGAAGAGTTTAAACCAAAGGCATCTCTATCTATGCTTTGTAATGATATTCCTAATATGGATAGAAGTGAAGGGGCTGTTATGAACCGCTTGGATATAATTCCATTTGAAAGCACATTTGGAATTAGACCAGATAAATCCATTATCACAGAAGACAATTATGAATTAAAAGAATTTATTACTGATAATGAAATTGAAAATAAATTAGTAAAATGGCGGTGTTGTTTCTTTAAAACAATTGTTAGTCATTTTCAAGATTATCTTAAAAATCCTAATTTCTCACTTAAATCAGAAATGAATGATGAATATACAGCAGATCAAGATTTAGTAAAAGAATTTATGGATGAAAAACTTGTAAAAGGAGATAATCATAAAGTTAAAATTAAAGATATTATTCACCATCTTAATAAATATCTTAAATCAAGAAGTGATAAAATATATAACTCCCGCTCTCTTGCGAAGTATTACAGAATGAATAAGTTCAAATGTGAGAAACAAGGAAGTGATACTTATTTGTTTAATTATAATTTCAGTTGGTTATGTGAAGAAAGTAATGGTTGTATGATTGAAGAAGATGCATTAGACCATATCTAATTCCATAACAACTTCCAAGCGTAATATGAGGGACTTCCAATAATCTTTTTAGTCTTAGCAAAGCGTTTTGAATAATTTTCTCTTTTTTTTTCGTCAAGCGTAATCGTGAAGTCTTTGTACCCCGTTGCTCCAATGGAAGCTATTTTTCTACCATTCTTAAAAACATCAATCTTCTTTTTTGGATTGATGCTTTTCTTAACTTCAACCCCAAGTTTCTTAGCATTTGCTTTTACTCTTGTCATGTTGAATTCTTTCATTATATTATACACGAGGATTTTTAATTCCGATATTATCTATTAATGTTTGTTGCTGGTCTCCCATCTTGTTAATCATTCTTTCTATAACTGCTTCCATTTTAGTCTGTTCTGATTTTTCAAATAGTAAAGTTAATTCAGTTGGATAATTGAGTGATTTAACAATATTACCATCACTGTCTCTAAGAACTGCTGTCATGCTATAAATGGTTTGTTGATGTGATACATTTAGATCAATTTTAATTGGAAATCGTGCGTTGTAATGGAGAGTTCCCGAAGTATCACCAGTAGTAAGTTGCTCTCGTGGAATTACAGCAATTGCTTTATTAGTATCACCATTAGCACCATTGCGACCGCTATTATTAAAGTTTAATAGTTCAACAGTTAAATTTGGAGTAGCAGAATTACCGATATAACCGCCCTTTGAGATCGGACATGGCGTTCCACTTGTAGCAGATTTAATTACTTTAAAAAGTCTTGGAAAAGCAATAGTTGGCATAATTGACGCTGTATTTGGAATAACATCATCTGGATGAATTGTAGTCGTGCTTGTAGCAGATGAATCTATATCTTGTGGTCGTATCGCTCCAAGCTTCCACATAGTGCTTAGATTAATTGGTACTCCAGCTGTTAAACTTACATCTCTTACTAGTGATCCGTCTGTCTGAGTAAGATGGGTTCTTTGTGCATGAACCAGTGTTGTCGCATCCTCACCCTCTTCATTATTACTTGCGGATACAGATGAAGTTGAACCAGATGTATATTCCTCACGGTCATATAGACCAACAGTTATAGAATTAGCATAATCACCCGATGATACTTGACGATTCATATCATAATGACCACCAGAACACATACATAAAACTGGGCGTAGAGGATAATGTTCTTCTTTAATTGTGTTATTCCATGTATAACTTGAACCATCTGGAAGCGTTATTGGTGATGTGGAAGTTTCTACTAATACAGTTTGTGCAGAAAACGACCCACCGCCATCACTGCTAAAAGAAGCATATGTAATTATACCAGTTAATCCAGATACTTCTACATCAAGTCTTACAACATCGTTATTATTCCATGTAGCACCAAATACATCTGATGCTTTTTTAGAATAAAGTAGTTTTGGTTGTCTCCAATTAGAACTATAATAAGTTGAACCCGCCCGTTTTAGTAATATACCGACTTCAATTTGAGGGTCGTGTTCAGAACTTTCAAAATTTGGAGTGCAACTAACAACAACATCATATCCTGCTTGGTCGGCGATTCCGCTCTGAATATAAGCATCTGGATTAGTTGGATCTGCTTCAACAGCATCAAATAACTGAGTTCTTGCGAAGCCGATGCTTACTGGATTATGACCTAATGAACCATCAAATTGAACTGTTAGTGGCGACCCATCTCTATTAAGAATACGACAACCCTCAAATGTGGAAGTTGATAATAGTGTCGCTAATTCACCATTTGGGGGTCTGATTGGATTACCAGCACTATCTTCTTCAAGTGATACTAATTGTGCTAATTTAGATACTGAACCCTCGCCATCTAATAATTTTACCATACACCAATAAGGAATAGCACTATCCCAGTTAGAAGCATCCGTAGCATCAACAGTCCCATCTGAACCCATTACAAAAATACCATTCTGGATGTTCCCATTAGTAGTTCCATCAAGACGGAACATTCGTAAAAACATCTCTGGAACACGAGACCCGTCGCCTTTTAGAAAGCGGTTTAAACCACCAGTTTCTCTAATTTTATAATCCCATCCTAATGCTTGTTGTGCAGTTGAAGCGTCAGTAATATCAATATCAACATCTAATGTTAAAAATTCTGGAAATTGAGTTCCAGTTTGTTGAATGCCTTTTAGAGTTGGAACAGTTGTATAATCCCATCCTTCCGACCCATAAATTTCTTCAATACCATTTTGACTAAAAGAGACCACCCCATGAATTCCACCATTGCCAAAAATGCCTTTATCGCCCACATTAATATTATTTCGATCACGAGTATCGAAAGGCGAGTCTGGAGCATTTAGATTCAGTTTACCAGTACCATACGGCAGTCCTTTGAATTCATATCCTTTTTCTCCAGCGTTTGGAGTGTCTGCTTCTGAAATTCCATCATTTCTATTATTAGTTTCAGTTAAATTTTCATAAACTTCAAATGTGTTAAGGTTTCCGACGCTCTGAGCTGGAACAGTTTGAACTGTCATTGTAATAGTCCATTCCTTTGGATTGGCAGTGCTGTCATATTCTACATTAAATCCTTTTGTAGCATCATCAACTTGCCGTTTGAATACTCCGATTAAAACACTATCGTCTAGTCCAGATTGTAGAACAGTTGTCATTTCTTCTGGTGTGTAAGAACCATGAGTTAGTTTTACTACATGCTGTGCAAATTGAGCTCTTCCACCAAATCGCCATATTAAAGTATCATTACCATCAGAAATATTTATTTTATTTTGTTTATTCATTGATAAAGATACAAGACTTACAGTGTCTGTTGGATTGACCGTTAGACCCTCTTTGAATGTGTTTTGAATATATGAATTATCAATGCTTTCGGCAGACAATTCGTTAATTTGACTTCGTAGAGTTATTAGCGACATACTATATTATATCATTATATAATATTTTAATTTCTAATATAATATTATATAATGGATCTTAATGAATTAGAAGTCGGAAGTTTTGCTTCCCAATTACAATTAAAGATAGACAAACAACTTAAAAAAGAAAAAAACCCAGAAATACCAGAAACTGTTATTTTTCAGAAAGGAAAAGATAAACCAGTTAAACCAAAAAAAAAACAAACTAAAAGAATTGTAATGCGTCGTCGTCCGATGCTTTATCGTAAGAGTAATTATTAATTTCTTTTCTTTTTATTATTAGTATCTTTTTTAATAATAATATCTGGATTATTATTTTTAATTATTTTAAATATTAGACTACTATTAGAATCAAGCGGTGCTGGTTGCCCGTTTGGAAGTCTTATATCAATTGTAAAACTATTTATTAAATGAGGTTTATCAACTATATACTGCCAGTCAGTACTAAATCCAAAAAAGTAATCTGCTTCTGAATAATTACGACTTATATAACCCAGTGATGGAGTCGGACATATATAACTTCCGCCATAAAATGTTCGATGTTGTTCTACAATATCACTATGAACCACCAGATACGGATAAGACATCTTTTTAGCAATTTTATTAGCAATAATACTATCTGATACTGCTTCTGTTTTTGCTGGAATATTTAGATTTACAGCACCCAAATTTTCCATCGGACTTCCCCAGTAATTTTGAGTAAAACCCAAAGCGAGATTACCAGATACATATGCATTTGTTGTTGCTGGTTTAACCATATTTTGATATTTATCAGATAGTGGTTGATTATATCCAATATATCTGTTGTAATTTTCTCTATTAAAAATACTATTCTGTTCGCCAGTAAATGGTATAATTTGCTCTAAATCAAAACCCATTTTGTCGAATAATGTACCAACATATTCAAATGGTTTATCACAAGTTAAATTCTTTGTTAAAGTTCCAGAGGCATTCGGACATGACAAACGAATAATAGCAACGCCAGACTCTGATGAATTAATTGGATTATTTGGATCGTTAATTTGACTTACAAAAGGAAATGGTTTTCCAGACGCTGGTTTATATCTCATCCCCCATGGAGTATTTGGTGATGGCGGAGGATAATCCGCCAAGTTCCAGCTATATTGTTGAACCACACCATCATAAGTATTTGTCCCCATAGCATTAATTATTGGAATATCCGTTGGAGACAATTTATATAATAATTGACCACTATCGCCGACTTTACTATATCCAGTTGCTGTTTGAATAAGACCACCCATATATTGAGATATTGCTGAACCTTGACTATAAATTTCTAATACTTCGGTTGCAAAATCAGCATTTGGAACATACCCATCTCCAGCAGTATCTCCGACTTTTGGTTGTCTTATATTTGAATAAGAACCATTACCCGCTCTTATTGCTGTATGTAATTGACTAAATTTAAATTTACCACTCACATCGTCAAATCCGATAAGGGGATTATCTGCTCCAATATGGACATATCCTTGATAATGAAATGGAGTAAAATCTACATTAGTATAGCGACTTGGATTAGTCGGCGGATAAGTTCCGCCATTTAGATTGACAGGGGTTGTAAAAGCATGACATCTGTAATCCATCGGATTTGGTTGAGTATCATTTGGATTTGGCACTAAATATTGGCTTCCGTCTTGATAGTTTTTTATACTTTGTATATCAGCATTTCCACTTACCACTGCTCCCATCTCTTGCATATTTGTTTGTTGAGTGCTTATAATCTTCGCCAGTTTTTGATCTTGAAAACTCATACTACAACCAAAGAACTCGCCAGTTTGAACCCATGGAAAATTCTTATTTTCATTTATAATATTCGTTGATGGTGCTGGTTCTACAACATTTAAATTATCAGCACTAATATACGCTATGAAAGGGATTTCACGAATATTTTTAAATGGTGCAGGGCGGACAGAACCCAGCCATGGAATCATTTCATTAGTTAATGGAGTTCCATCTTTCATTGTTTCTCTAAGAAATAAACCAATACATCCAATTCCTTTATCTTCTACATCTCCCGCAATTGGTTTAAATATCTCATTATTGAATCGTTCTCCATTTGGATTAAATACAGAAAAAATAGTATCCTCACCTAAATCAGCATCATTTATTAAATCAATTTCATCTCTCCAATAAGTGTAAAAAGGATGACGAGATTTATATTTATCTCCAACTAATGCTGGAAGTTTTCTTCTAAAACAAATTTCCATATCACCGCTTTTAGTTCCACTTCCGTAATCTTGTGGCGTTCCTTCAACGCCAGTCTGGTCTGTGGTCTGAGCGTCATATGATGGATTAAATGTAAGACCTTCATATGTGCTATAATCTTCTGGTGGAAATAAAGTTGATGATGGCGTTGATGTCATATACCCAGTTTGAGACATGATAATTGCTTGAAGCGGAGTCGCCATTGAAACTTGGTTCGTTTTTGGTGAAACACCATCATAATTTGGAGCGGTTCTTGCCGTTTCTGTACCGATTTCATCTTCTGTAAATTTACTTGTTGCAGTTGATGTTAGTTGATCGTCAAGTCGTCCAAATTGTAAGTCAGATACAAAATTTTTATAAGCATCAATATTTTTAACACCTCTTTCTTGAAATTCAGAATTATCCACAGTAAGACTTGGTCGTGCCAGTGGATAAAGACACTCTTTTAATAATTTTACTGATTTTTTGGTTGCGATAATATTACTTGCTACTGGTTGATTTTCTTTTAGTACAAGCATTGCGATATTGTCAATACTATATCTTTCATATGTCCCTTGATTGTAATAAGCGTCTGGTGTAGCTGTTCCAGCATCAACATTTAATGTCTCACCAGCAATAACTTCTAACCATTTTGAAACTATCATATTCGCCATGTATGCGTCAAATCTATCAAGACTAACTATACCAAAACCCATACATGGACTGTTAGTTCCGTATTTGGATGGCATTCCTCTACCACCAAAAACCAATGCATCTTCTACCTCATATATTGTTCTATTTACATATTTCGCCAGAACTGTTCCTTCTGGTTCAACATACTGAGCGAATTTACAAAAATTACGACCACTTGTATAACGATTAATATCACCAGTCAGCATATTCTTCCAGAATAAATCATATCCTTTTTGAGCGACGAACCCAAAACCAGTTGTATAAGGACTTTTCATTTCTGATGGTTGAGGCGTTCCATCCGCCCAATCGACTGGAATGTAGTCATCCCCAGCTGGTTGTATATTGGCATAATGAACGAAATTAGTTTCATCTAAATAAGCATTTACAAAATCGCCACTCGCAGTCGGAAATATTTTATATAATTTATTTGAAAAATCCGCAATTTTAACATTGGCTACTGAAACACTTGAAGTCACTGGCGGTAAATTCCCTAATTTTCTCATAACAACTGGTGTCTTAGCGACATTATCAGTTGTATAAGTATCAGCATTACCAGTTTTCGCTTGTAATTGACTTGTTAGATTATTCGCTAATGAAGATGGTGTTGAAAAACCCTCTTGTTGAACTAAATCAACATCCATTAATTCTAATAATTGTTCTGCTTTTTTTGCTTCATTATCAGCATCAGTATATAGACCACCAGCAACATCTTGACCCGTATATGGTGATCTATTATTACTTTTGAGTTTATACAATCTTACAGCGGATGGATGAAAAATTTCAATTGGTGCATTTGTCATCGGCGGTCTTGAAAGCATATTCATATCTGCCGTATTAGTAAATATTTCTGGAATTTGAACACCATTATCAAGTCTGCTTAAAAATCCTTGAATATTCTGGATTGGATTACAATTAGCAAATAATGCCCAACTAAATTTATCGATTACTTCACCCAACGCATTTTTACCCACAAAATCTGGAGCTCCATATTGAGTACTGAGAGGGTCATAAACAATCGCCATTGACGCACATGGAAGTGGAAAATTGAAAGTTAAATTATTTGAAATATAAGGAGCAAAAGATAAAGAAGCTTT